CCGACTCAGCAGCCAAACCGTCATCTAGTGCGTGGACTATCGTATCTGATAAAAGAGTAAAAACAAATATACGGCCTTATACAACAGGGCTTCAAGAGCTGTTGCAAATTGAACCAAAGCTTTTTGATTACAATGGAAAAGCAGGATTTGATACTAATGATAAAAATAATATTGGTGTTATAGCCCAGGAAGTAAAAGATATTATACCCGAAACGGTTAAAAAATATAATGCCAAGCTAAATGAAGAAGATGAAGAAAATACAGAGCTTTACAACTTTGATAGCCATGCATTAACTTTCGCTTTAATAAATTCTGTAAAAGAGTTAAATAATAAAATAAAAAGTTTAGAAAAAAAAATACAAACCTTAGAAGACAAATAAATTAATAAAAAATGGCAAATACATATAATTGGACAATAAATAAACTTGATGTACACCCAACTGAAGAAAGCCTTTCTGACGTTGTTTATAATGTACACTGGAGCTATACAGCTACCTCAGATCAAAAAGATAAAGAAGGCAATGCATATTTAGCAACCTCAATTGGTACTCAAGACGTGGGCGCACCGGACCCTAATAGCTATATAGCTTTTGACAGTTTAAAGGAATCAGATGTTGTAGGTTGGCTAGAAGCTAGCGATTTAGACGTTAACCAATTAAAGGCTGGTTTAGACTCGCAGATTGCTGAATTGATAAACCCTACATCGGTTGCTAAAGATGTGCCTTGGTAAAAATTGCTAAAAACCAGTAATATATAACATATACCCTACTCGGGATAGAGTAAACCAACTATTAATTAAAACCAAAACCTATGACACTGTATTATAGAACCTATTCTTGGGGAACAACTTCTCCAAAAATAACCGAAGAAGAAGTCCAGTTTTTAAATCATTTAGTTGATAAAAAAAATTGGCGAATTGTACAACTACCAAATGGATATTTTCAAACCGAATACCTTAATCCAGGCAAAAATAACGATTGGGTTGACGTAACGCGAAGAGAAACTATTGAAGGCGCAGAAGCAGCAATTGACGCTTCAGTTGAGCACTATAGCAAAAAGCTTGAATTCGCAAAAGGACCTGTAGTTGTAAAAACTTTCGAATAAGACATTTGTCTAATATAATCTAATTTAATTTAATATGTCTGACGCAATAGTTAAGAACTTAAACTTTGGTAGCGACGCTCGCTCTAAGGTTTACAATGGTATTGAAAAGCTAACAAAAGCCGTTAGCTCCACACTCGGGGCTAGCGGTCTTAGCGTAATACTTGAAAACGATAAAGGAAATCCGGTAATTACAAAAGACGGTGTAACAGTGGCAAATAATATATTTTTGCGTGATCCTGTTGAAAATATGGGCGCAACACTTTTAAAAGATGCTGCTCGTAAAACCGTACAAGAAGCCGGCGACGGTACAACAACTGCAACTGTACTTGCGCATTCAATTCTTAAAAATGCATATAAAGCATTAGAGCAAGATAGCTCGCGAACATTAAAAGAAGGGATTGCAAGTGGTGTTGAAAAAGTAATTGCATATTTAGAAAAGATTGCAATACCGGTTGACGGTGATATGATTGACCAAGTAGCTACTATATCTGCAAACAATGATAAAGAACTTGGTAAGCTTATAAGCGATGCATTTAAATCTGTAGGAAATACAGGTGTGGTTATTATGCAAACAACAGATGAGCCCGATACAACAATAGAGGTTGTTGATGGTGTACAATACGATCAGCCGCTTAAATCTAATCACTTTATAACAAACGAAAATATAAATGCTGCAGAGCTGGATAACCCTTATATATTGATATCGGAATCGCCAATACCAAATATACGTAGAATTCAGTCGGTGTTGGAGCATGTTATAAAAAAGAATAAAGCATTATTAGTTATTGCAGATGTTGAGCCTCAAGTGCTGAACACTCTTGCAATGAATAAAATGAAAGGCAATATAAAGGTTAATGTAATTGATTTACCAACTTATGGTGTAACGCGAAAGGAAGTCATGCAGGACCTTTGTATGCTTACAGGAGCTAAGGTTATTAATGAAGATCTTGGAGACGATATGGATCTCATAGACATTGAAATGCTCGGCACCTGTGTTAAAGCTGTTACTAATTCAGAAGAAACTGTTCTACAAGTTGAGGGTAAATCTAACGAGGTAGAAGAAAAAATTAAAACAATACAAGAAGAACTTGAAAAGCCAATGCTACCTGGCCATAAAATTAGGTATGAAAAAAGATTGGCAAGGTTATCTGCAAAAGTTGCCGTTGTAAAAGTCGGCGCTAATTCAGAAGTTGAATTAAAAGAAAAGCGTGATAGAGTTGAAGACGCTATATGTGCTACAAAAGCCGCGATTAAAGAAGGTATAGTACCAGGTGGTGGAATAGCCCTTTTAAATGCTGCTCAGAAAATAAAAGCTGACGGCAAAGGCGAAGAACTACTTTATAAGTCAATTAAAGCGCCTTTTTATACGATACTTAGTAATGCAGGTATTGAAGAATTTGAAGAGCCTACTATTAAAGGCAGAGGGTTAAATGTTGTTACAGGGGGTATGGTGAATATGATTAAATCTGGAATTATCGACCCGCTACTTGTTACTAAAAGCGCTCTTCGGAACGCGGCTTCAGTAGCCACAACAATTATATCAACCGATTGTGTAATTAATAACGTTAGAATAGAACAGTTATGAAAGCGATCGGATATTACTTAATAGTAGAAAAAGAAAAACAAGGTTCACAAAAAACAGAAGGCGGTCTGCTAATTGCAGAAAATGCCCGTGAAGATATAAGATACGCAAAAGCAAGCGTAATATCAGCGGGCGCCGATATAGTGGGAATAAAGGCTGGCGATGCTATTTATTACGATAGGCACGCCGGCCATTCCATTGAATTAGAAAATAAAGTGTACAATGTAATCAAAGCGCAGGATGTAGTCGTTATATTATGAAAACAATAAAGGCTTCAGATTTGCGTGACTCAAACGTATTAAAGCACTACCGTATAGTTAGAAGATGGGCGTGCAGAAATTACGGTATAAAAGATGCAGATCTGGAGCTTCTTTTATTTTTAGACTGTCAAGGTTTTTTTAGTAAAACAGATTTTAAACTTGATACATATGCATACAGCTGGGACAATAATAGGTTTTCACGACTTTTAAAAGAAGGTTGGATAGTATTATGGCGAAGAGGTAATAAATCAGATAGTAAAGGCAGTTTATATAAAGTATCTTTAAAAACAACACAGCTATTAGCTCGTGTTTATAGAATACTTACAGGTGAAGAAGATATCCCAAGTAGCGCAACACAGAGTGTAATTAAAAGCAAAGCGTACACAGATAGGATGCTTCAGGTTGCAATCAAAAGAATAAATAACGATAAAGAAAGATAGCTATGGCTTACACAAAAAATCCAATAATGCGTTTGGGTAATCCTCAAATAGATCCTATGACGGGACAGCCAATGCAAACAACAATGGTGCCTCCTCAAATGGCGCCAATGGGCGGTGGTTTTACGCCACAGGTTCAGCAAAATATACAAGGTATGACTGGGTCACCTGAGATGCGTCAGTATGGTGCCGGCGGCATGAACGCACCCTTGTTTATGAAAAAACCCACAGTTTCAATAACTGAGCAGGATTATAATGATGAACTAAAAAGAGAACGACGTATGCCTGGTTTTGCTGAAAAGCCAGAAGGAGGAGTTCAAAGAGCTGCCAAAGAAAACACTGCTAAATTTAAAAAAGAAATAAGTACCCCTAAGGCTAGCGTGTTAAATTATGGATCACCTTTAAACGGAAATGCTTTTACAGCAGCTTTGCAATCAGCTAAAGCATCAGGGGCTAGCACATTTGATGTTGGCGGAAAAACTTATAACGTAAAATAATAATTATGAAAAAACAACCATTAAAAGGCGGAATAGTAGGAGAATCTCACGTGTGGGACGGACCTATTGATACATCAGGTTTTCCTATGGGAAAAGGTAGCAGCTCAGGAATAAACGGTATGGAAATTAAAAAATATCCTACTGATTATAAAGCTGGCCCTATTACTCAACGAGCAAAACAATAATTATGTACGTTCAGCATAACTCACCATTTGCTAAAAAAGGCGATGCTCCATCTAGGAAGAAATCAAAAGGCTATTACGCTAAAGTAAAAAAAGGTAGTGGCACTGGTAGTAAAGCTGGCGGAGGTATGACTGAAAAAGGCGTTAAAAAATATCGTAGAGATAATCCTGGAAGTAAACTTTCTACAGCCGTAACTACCCCACCATCAAAGCTTAAAAAAGGAAGTAAAGCATACAAACGTAGAAAATCATTTTGCGCACGATCTAAAAGCTGGACCTCAGAAAGAGGCAGAGCCGCGCGAAGAAAATGGAATTGCTAATATGAAAGACAGAGGGCTAGGCGATACTATAGCGCGGGCTACTAAAGCCACGGGCATAGACAAATTTGCAGAACAAGTTGCTAAAGGTTTAAATATACCAGGTGGGTGTGGATGCAAAGAGCGTCAAGCGTATCTTAATAAAGTTGTACCATACAGTAAAAAATAAATTATGGCTTTTAAAATGAAATCTGCTCCATTTAAAATGGATGGAACTCCAGTTTATTATGTAGACATGGAAGAAGGGGTTTTAGGCAAAGCCAATAATAACGGCACAATAATAATAGATGAAAATTTATCACCGCTAGAAGCAAAAGATGTTGTTAAGCATGAACGTGTGCATATAGATCAAATGCGAAGGGGTGATCTTGATTACGATGATAAAAACGTATATTGGAAAGGTCGTATAATTCCTAGATCTAGTATTAAAGAAGGCGATAAAAATTTGCCATGGGAGGCTGAAGCATATAAAAAATCTAAAAAATAAATAAAATATGTAATAATATTAGTACATATTAATTTAAATCTAATATTATGAAAAACTTATTTTTAACACTATTATTTAATTTTATTTTAACGTTTTCTTTTGCTCAAAATAGTAATTTTCATGGGCTTTGGGAAACACCTGTATCAAAATATATAACATCAATTTACGTTGGAGAAGATGGCGTAAGTAGTGTTGTTAATTATGATTTAACCAGCGGAAAAACAATTAATGAAGAAATTATAGAAATAAAAACAAATTCTTTTACAACTTTTTTGTTTAATCCTGATAATAACTATTCAGTAAAAATAAAATATATACTGAAAAACAAGAATAATTTAATTCTTAAATTTAGTGGTGATTTAAATAAAAAAATAAAATACACCAGATATAAACTTGATCTTAAAAACAATAAATTAAAAACTTAAAACAATGGCTTATAAACAATCGCCCGCTAATGTATTAAAAGGGCAAATGAAAAATAAAGCAGCCGGTCTTATGCTTAAAGACAGTGAATCTGGCTTAATGATGACAGGCGAGTCACCTATGAAAATAGAGAAAGACCCTAAAGACGGAGTAACTGTTACTGCTAAAAAAACAACCTCTCAAAAGAAAAAAGATCTTTTAAATTTAATTAATGCTCAAGGAGCATACGATAGAAATAGATCACAAAAAGTTCTTCCTGAATTAGGGGAAATAGATTCACTAAATATGGTAGCTTCAGGAGACCGGCGTGGCGCTCAAAAAATGTATGGGCAAAAATTCGAGGCTAGTAAATCAGCTAGGCTTCCTAGTTCAGTTACCAAAGATAAAAGAAGAGAGCTCTATAAGCAAGCTAGGGAAATACAAGGCCCTAGACCAAGTCTAAATAATTAAAATGAAAAAACTTTTAAGTCTTTTATCAGGCGGTATAATTAAAGACGTAGGTAATGTAATCGATAAGCTTACAACTACAGACGAAGAAAGATTAGCTGCTAAACAAAAGATTCAAGAGTTATTGGAAAAAGCAGATCAAGACGCGCAGACACAGGTGACCGAAAGATGGAAAATGGATATGCAATCAGATTCATTTTTATCTAAAAACATTCGGCCACTTGTGCTGGTGTATCTTACATCTATATTTACTATTTTAGCATTTGCTGATGGCAACGTAGGTGGCTTTGAAGTTGCACAAGAATATATTCCAATTTTTCAATCATTATTAATAACAGTATACGGGGCGTATTTTGTTGGACGCACGTGGGAAAAATCAAAAAAATCCAACAATAATAATTAAATTAAATCAAATGTCAAAAATTACAGACGAGCAATTAGAAAAGTTACATAAGCAGCAAACTGCTTTAAATTCATTATTAAATAAAATAGGGATAGTAGAGTCTAATAAACACGCTTTACTGCACGACTTAGCCGGTTTAAATAAAGATGTTGAAGAATTTAAATTAGAACTTGAAGAAGAATATGGTTCTATTAATATCAATCTAGAAACTGGTGAGTATTCTAAAATTGAAAAAGATGAATCTAATAAGGAAGATTAGTATTGGGTCAGACTATAAAAATGACGCAATGCATTATTCAGTAGGTCAGCAAGTATATGGCGGTCATGAAATATCCGCTATATTATTTGAAGATAAAGATTCTTCGTACAATATCTACATTAAGAAAAAGTCAGATTTATTGCCGTGGAAGAAATTTAATTCTAACATGGCAATATCTGTTGAGTATGATCTTGAGTACTAATGAAATCATTATACCAATTTATAGTTAAACCCAAAGGCGAACGATATAATAATACTAAAAAAGTAGGCGACACTAGCCTGCTACTAAATACAAGTATAGAAAGCTTTCGTCATATAAATAAAGAAGCTATAGTAATTTCTACCCCTGCTGCTTTTAATACAGGTATAAAGGCTGGCGATATCATATTAATACACCACAATATCTTTAGAAGATATTATGATATCAAAGGTAAAGAGAAAAATGGTAGCACATATTTTAAAGATCATATGTATTTTGTTAATCCAGACCAAGTGTACGGCTATAAAAAAAATAAAAATTGGGTCATGGTTAATAATAGATGCTTTATAAAGCCAATTAAAGAAACAAGCTCATATTCAAACGAAAAAGAGCAAAAGCATATTGGTATACTAAAGTATGGTAATAATGCGCTAGAAGCGCTTCAAATTAACCCAGGAGACCTGGTAGGCTTTACGCCTAGTAGTGAATGGGAATTTATTATAGACGATGAACGTCTTTATTGTATGAAATCAAATGATATAGCTATTAAGTATGAACGTAAAGGACACGAAGAGGAATATAATCCGAGCTGGGCAAAAAGCAGTTAATGAATTAATTCGCGTTGCTGAAGAGCAGATTATAACAGATACTGAAGACGACCTTTCAGCGGATAGGCTTAAAAATGCTGCGGCTACTAAAAAGTTAGCAATCTTTGATGCGTTTGAAATATTAACACGCATAGACGAAGAAAGATCATTATTAGAAGGAGAAAACGAAGCAGCTAAAGCTAAATCATTTAAAGGCTTTGCAGAGGGTAGATCAAAATGAATTATACACAGACATTGTTTGAAGTTCTGCCTGATTATATAAGCAAGAAAGTTCTTAATAAAAAGAATAGGTATAAGCAATGGAAGTACGGCTACGACAAAGAAAGTGATGTTGTAGTAATAAGTAAAACCGGTGAGATTGGCGATGTGTATAGCATACAAAATCTTAAGATAGCTTTACCAAAAATTTTTGAACCACATAAATTTAAAAAAAATACGTGGAATCGAATAGACTACCCTAAAGAGCTTGAAAAAATAAAAAGCGTATTTGAGTGGAATCAGATGCCTGAATACTTTAAAGAAAAATACTATGATTATATTGACGAAGAATTCAAACGCCGTGATGAAGGCTTTTCGTTCGTTAATAAAGATATTCCTACTTATATCACTGGCACTCATTACATGTACCTGCAGTGGGCTAAAATTGACGTGGGCAAAGCAGAATTCAGAGAATCAAACAGATTATTTTTTATTTTCTGGGAAGCATGTAAAGCCGATTCACGCAGTTATGGAATGTGCTATCTCAAAAACAGACGCTCTGGTTTTTCTTTCATGGCATCAGGAGAGCTGGTTAATCAAGCGACAATATCTTCCGATTCACGGTTTGGGATATTGTCCAAATCTGGAGCCGATGCTAAAAAAATGTTCACAGATAAAGTTGTACCAATATCCGTCAACTATCCGTTTTTTTTCAAACCGATACAAGACGGAATGGACCGACCAAAAACCGAACTGGCGTATAGAGTACCCGCGTCAAAACTCACAAGGCGCAAACTTGATCAGGGCCAAGGGCCGGAGGAACTCGAAGGGCTCGACACTACAATCGACTGGAAGAACACGGGAGACAACTCGTACGACGGAGAAAAATTAAAGCTGCTAGCACACGACGAAAGTGGAAAGTGGGAAAGACCGGATAACATATTAAATAACTGGCGAGTTACAAAAACAACACTTAGATTAGGATCTAGAATCGTTGGTAAGTGTATGATGGGCTCAACTTCAAATGCATTAGATAAAGGTGGAGCAAATTTCAAAAAATTATACGAAGATTCAAACGTTACTAAACGGAACCGCAATGGACAGACTAGCTCGGGACTATATTCTTTGTTCATACCTATGGAATGGAACTACGAAGGATTCATTGATTCTTATGGACACCCTGTCTTCGATACACCGAAAAAAGAAGTTAGAGGACCACATGGAGATATTATTGACCAAGGGGTTATAGAGCATTGGCAAAATGAGGTTGATGGTCTTAAAAATGATCAAGAGGGTTTAAATGAGTACTACCGGCAGTTTCCTCGTACAGAACAACACGCTTTTAGAGATGAGGCAAAAGAATCTTTATTTAATCTAACTAAGATTTATGAGCAAATAGATTATAACGAAGAAGTACAAAATAGCATGCAAGTTACGCAGGGCAGCTTCCAATGGCAAAATGGTGAGCAAGATAGTAATGTAATATTTGCGCCAAATAAAAATGGAAGATTTAAAATTAGCTGGGTACCTCCTAAAAGTTTACAAAATCATGTAATAGTAAAAAATGGTATTAAATACCCAGGCAATGAGCACGTTGGTGCATTTGGATGTGACTCATATGATATATCAGGTACAGTTGACAAAAGAGGCTCCAAAGGTTCTTTGCATGGTTTAACAAAGTTTAGTATGGAGGATGCGCCTCCTAATATGTTTTTTTTAGAGTATGTGGCAAGACCACAAACAGCAGAAATATTTTTTGAAGATGTTCTGATGGCTTTAGTCTTTTATGGGATGCCAATACTTGCGGAAAATAATAAGCCTCGGTTATTATACTATTTAAAACGTAGAGGTTATAGAGGTTTTTCGATGAATAGGCCAGACAAGCTTTGGAATAAGCTTTCTGTTACAGAAAAAGATATAGGTGGAATTCCTAATACTTCTGAGGATATTAAGCAAGCTCACGCTGCTGCAATTGAAAGTTATATAGAAAATTATATAGGGCAAGTTACAGAAGGCATGTATGGCGATATGTACTTTCAAAAAACTTTAGAAGATTGGTCTGGCTTTAATATAAATAACAGAACAAAATTTGACGCAACAATTAGTTCTGGTTTAGCTATTATGGCCTGCAACAAAAACAGATATAGACCGTCTGCGGAAAAAATTATAAAATCTGTTCCGCTTGGGTTTAAAAAATATAACAATAAAGGATATAGTTCAAAAATAATATAATAAATGGTTAATACTAATTATAAAAGCTCGTTTCCCGATCAGGTGGTACCTAATGAGGAAAAGCAAACATTAGATTACGGCTTACAAGTAGCGAGAGCTATTGAAAACGAGTGGTTTAGAAATAACCGTGGAGGAGATCGATTTACTTCTAATTTTCAAGAATATCATAGACGAAGACTATATGCTCGCGGTGAACAGTCAATTCAAAAATATAAAGATGAATTATCTATTAATGGTGATTTATCTTATCTTAATTTAGATTGGAAACCAGTACCAGTGATACCTAAGTTTGTAGATATTGTTGTGAACGGTATGTCTCAGCGCAATTATGAAATAAAAGCGTACGCACAAGATCCTATAGCTAAACAGAAAAAAACAAGATACGCTGAAACAGTTATGTCTGATATGTTTAATCGGCAATCATTAACGCAGCTTACGCAAGAAACAGGTATTAATTTCTTTTCAGTTCCAGACCCAGAAAATTTACCTAAAGACCAGGATGAGTTTGAAGTATATATGCAGCTTAATTATAAAGAAGCTGTTGAAATAGCATTAGAAGAACTTATAAATAATTCTTTAGATAAAAATAAATATGACGAGGTTAGAAAAAGATTTATTTATGATTTAGTCGTATGTGGTATAGGTGCTGCTAAAACAGAATATAATAAGTCAAATGGCCTACGAGTTAAATATGTTGATCCAGCAAATCTTGTGTATTCTTATACTGAAGATCCTAATTTTGATGATCTGTATTACATAGGAGAAGTAAAACAAGTTTCATTAAGTGAAATTGCAAAATTGTTTCCTTATCTTACGCCAGAAGATCTTATAGAAATACAAAAGTACCCAGGCAATAATGATTATGTAAGAAATTATTATGGGCAGAATGATAATAACACAATAAGTGTTATGTTTTTTGAATATAAAACTTTTGAAAAGCAAGTATTTAAAATTAAAGAAACAGAACAGGGTTTGCAAAAAGCTTTAGAAAAGCCAGATACATTTAACCCTCCAACTAATGATAATTTTGAAAGAGTAGAAAGAACTATTGAAGTTCTTTACACAGGTGCTAAAATATTAGGTCATGAAAAAATGTTGTCGTGGAAGATGGCCGAAAACATGACTAGACCGTATGCTGATTCGCCTAAAGTTGAAATGAATTATACTTTAGTAGCTCCTAGAATGTACAGAGGCAGGGTTGAATCTTTAGTTAGTCGTATAACTGGCTTTGCTGATATGATTCAACTTACACATCTTAAACTCCAACAAGTGATGTCTCGAATGGTGCCGGACGGCGTTTATGTAGATGTTGATGGATTAGCTGAAGTTGATTTAGGTAATGGAACTAATTATAATCCAGCGGAGGCTTTAAACATGTACTTCCAAACTGGTAGCATTGTTGGAAGATCATTTACACAAGAGGGCGATATGAACCCCGGTAAAGTTCCTATTCAAGAATTACAAACATCATCTGGGCAAGGCAAGATAGGCTCTCTTATTAATACATATCAGTATTATTTACAGATGATTCGGGATGTGACCGGTCTTAATGAAGCTAGAGATGGCAGTCAGCCCGATAAAAACGCACTTGTTGGTTTACAGAAATTAGCGGCAGCTAATTCAAACACGGCAACACGCCATATATTACAAGCTGCATCTTATATTACTCTTAGGCTATGCGAAAATATATCTTTAAAAGCAAAGGATATATTTGAATTTGCATTAACAGAAGAAAGTTTAGAACAAAGTATAAATGATTTTAATGTATCAACATTAAAAGAAATATCTAATCTGCATTTGCATGACTTTGGTATTTATTTACAACTTGAGCCTGATGTTGAAGAGAAACAATCTTTAGAAAGTAATATTCAGGCGGCATTGCAATCTGGCTCTATTTATTTAGATGACGCTATTGAAATACGTAATATTAATAATATTGATTTAGCAAATAAATATTTACGTATTAAACGCCAAAAGAAACAAGAAGCGGATCAAGCGGCGCAGCAACAAACCATACAGGCTCAAGGGCAGGCTAACGCTCAGGCTTCTGAAGCAGCAGCATTGGCAGAACTTCAAAAACAACAAGCTTTAACTGAAAGTAAGTTGCAGCTAGAGCAAGGTAAATCACAGTTTGAAATACAAAAACTTGAGCGTGAAGCTGCAATAAAAATGCGCTTAATGGAACTTGAATTTCAATTTAACAAACAATTAGCTCAAGCTCAGGCTGAAGCTTTAAAAAACAAAGACGCTTATAAAGAAGATAGAAAAGATGAGCGCACTAAAATACAAGCAACGCAACAGTCAGAATTAATTGACCAGCGTAAAAATGATACGCTACCAAAAAACTTTGAATCTGCAGGATTTGATGTATTAGGTGGTTTTGACTTAGGTCAATTTGATCCTAAGTAATTTTTATTAATTTTATAATATTTTATTATGACAGAAACAGTCGCACAAGAAGGGGAATTTAAAGTAAAGCCTCGAAAAATAAAAAAGCTTTCTGAGACACCTAAAACTATTAAAGTAGATTTGTCTAAAAAGCCGGAAGAAATTCAAGAAACAGGTGATACCATTAAGGTAGATCTTACTGAAAAAAAAGAAGAAGATGCCGTTCAAATCGATACAACAGATGAGAGCAATGCTACTGTCGGAGAATCCGAAGACCCGCAAAGCGGCGAAAAAGTGGTTGAAGAAGTACGGGCCTCCGAAGAAGAAGTAGAAGAGCCTGTAATACAAGAAATAAACGAACAAGAGGTTCAAGAGCAATCTGAAGCTTTGCAAGAACAAGTTGAGGAAGCTGTACAGGAATCGCAAGATACTGCAGAACCTTTACCGGAAAATATTCAAAAAGCTGTAGACTTTATGAATGAAACCGGTGGAACATTAGAAGACTATGTAAGATTAAACGCGGACTATTCTAATGTAGATAACGATACACTTTTGCGTGAATATTATCGCCAAAGTAAACCTCATTTAGATTCTGAAGATGTAGGTATTCTTTTAGAAGATTTTACATGGGACGAAGAACTAGATGATCAAAAAGATATACGTAAGAAAAAAATTGCGTATAAAGAAGAAGTTGCAAAAGCTAAAGGCTTTTTAGAGGGACTGAAAGATAAATATTACGACGAAATCAAGTTGAGACCCGGCGTAACTCAAGAACAACAAAAAGCAGTTGACTTTTTCAATCGATACAGCGAAGAGCAGCAAACTATAAAGCAGCGAACTGAAGATTTTCAAGGACGTACAAAAAATTATTTTAACGAAGATTTCAAAGGTTTTGATTTTAAACTCGGTGAAAAACAATTTAGGTACGGATTAAAAGATAATTCTTCGGTTGCAAATCAACAATCAGATATAAGTAACTTTATCAAGAAGTTCTTGAATGACAAAGGTGAAGTGTCAGATTTAAGTGGATATCATAAAGCTTTATACGTAGCTAACAATCCTGACAAAGTAATAAATCATTTTTATGAACAGGGACGCGCGGATGCAGTGCGTGATTTAACAGCTAAATCTAAAAATATTAGCAACGAACCACGTGCAACTCAAAGCGGGGATGTGTTTATTAATGGTTTAAAAGTCAAGTCTGTTAGCGGTGCAGACTCTTCAAAACTTAAAATTAAAACAAAACGTTAAAATTTAAAATTAATAACAAATGGCATTATCACCTTTGTTTGGGGAAATTACCCCAACTGCACAAAAACAACTAAGTAACCAGAGCTACCTTGATTTTACTAGTGGCGCTGGTAATGACTTCTCTCAGCAGTATTTACCTGAAATTTATGAAGCTGAAGTAGAAAGATACGGAAATCGTACGCTTTCTGGCTTTCTTCAAATGGTAGGTGCTGAGATGCCAATGACTTCTGACCAAGTTATTTGGAGCGAGCAAAATCGCTTGCATATTTCTTATGACAAATGTACAATTGGCGCTAATAACAATGGTACTGTAGTAATTCAAGATCACGATAACAGCGTTGCTGCTGGCAAACCTCACGCTATCCGCGTACAAAGTTTAATAGTGATTATTGACCCTGCTACATCTACTGAGCAAAAAGCAATTGTTTCAGCTGCAACTGCAACTCAAATTACAGCTCACCCATTTGGGTCTGCTACTTGGGCGGCTGCACTTGTATCTGCTGCACATTTGAAAGTATTTGTTTATGGTTCTGAATTTAAGAAAGGAACTGCTGGAATGGACGGTTCAGTTGAGCCCTCTTTTACTCAATTTAATAATTCACCTATTATCATTAAAGATAAATATGGAATTAACGGTTCTGACACAGCTCAGATCGGTTGGGTAGAAGTTGCCACTGAAGACGGAACTTCTGGCTATCTATGGTACTTAAAAGCAGAGTCTGAAACAAGGCTACGTTACCAAGATTATCTTGAAATGGCAATGGTAGAATCTGAAAAAGCAACTGTTACAACTGGTATTGCAGCTGGATCTACAGCGGGCGGTGCTAAAGGAACAGAAGGGCTTTTCTCTGCTATTACTAACAGAGGTAATGTATTTTCTTCATTTACGGCATCACTTGCTGACTTTGACAGTATTCTTAAAAATTTAGATGGTCAAGGCGCTATCGAAGAAAACATGCTTTTCTTAGACCGTGCTACTAATCTAGCTTTTGATGATATGCTTGCAGGTCTTTCATCTGGTGCGCAAGGCGGTACAGCTTATGGGTTATTTGAAAACTCTCAGGAAATGGCTTTAAATCTTGGATTTACTGGTTTCCGCAGAGGTTCTTATGATTTCTATAAGACTGACTGGAAATACTTGAATGACGCTTCTACTCGTGGTAATGATGACCAGTATACTGGAAGCGAAGTTGATGCTATCGACGGAGTTCTTATTCCAGCTGGTACTTCTACTGTATATGACCAAATTCTTGGAACTAACATTCGACGACCATTCCTTCACGTACGTTATCGTGCATCAGAAGCTGATGATCGAAGAATGAAAACTTGGATTACAGGTTCTGTAGGGGGAGCATTTACAACTGATGTTGACGAAATGAACATTCACTTCTTATCTGAAAGATGCTTGTGTGTTCAAGGAGCTAACAACTTTGTATTGTTAAAAGCCTAATACTATTTTTTAAATCCGGAGCTGTTAATTCGGCTCTGGGTTTATATTTTTTTTAAAACTATTTAATTATATTATATCATGGGAAAAGATAAAAACCTTCCAAAAAACAATTGGGAAATTAAGGATAGACATTATTATTTAATTAACACGTCTCCTTTAACCTATACAATACCATCACGTCACAGCATAAGAAGACCTCTTCTTTGGTTTGATCCTGATAAAAAAGAACAAAGAGAAATTAGATACGCTACTAACATGCCTAGCGTTTTTGTTGATGAACAAAAGGGAGAAGCTACATTAGGGCATATCATGTTTAAAAATGGGCATCTGCATGTACCCAAAGAATTCCAATCTTTACAAAAGTTGCTTTCTTTATATCATCCTTTTTTAAATCTTAAATATAAAGAGCATGATGCTTTAATAGAAGCTGAAGGCGAGCTTGATAATATAGAGCTAGAAGTAGAGGCTTTAAATATTGCAATGTCTATGGACATAGACCAAGCGGAAGCTATAGTTAGAGTTGAAACAGGCTCCGCGGTATCTAATATGAGCTCAAAAGAAATAAAAAGAGATTTACTTTTATTTGCTAAAAGAAATCCTGTATTATTTTTGGATTTAGCAAATGACGAAAATGTTCAGCTTCGTAATTTTGCAATTAAAGCAAAAGAGGCAAATATTATTGATCTTTCTCAAGATCAAAGAACGTTTACTTGGGTATCAAACGGCAAAAAACTTATGACCGTGCCTTTTGATGAAAACCCATATTCAGCTTTTGCTGCTTTCTTGCAAACAGATGAAGGCGTAGAAGTTTTTAAATCAATAGAAAAAAAGTTTGCATAACGTGTAATATTAATATGGAGCAGTAGCGTTATGTTGCTGCTCCTTATTAAAATATAAATATGGTAAACGTAAATGATGTATATCAAACAGTTCTTCTTATTTTAAATAAAGAACAGAGAGGGTATTTAACACCAGAAGAATTTAATCGAATTGGTTCTCAGGTGCAGCTTGAAATATACAATAAAACATTTGAAGACTATAATCAGCTAATAAGACAGCCACAGCCAGATACAGGCACTGCTGATAGAGTACAAGACTTAGAAGTAAAATTAGCTCCGTTTAGGTCGTCTAGCGTTGGCATTTCACCTTCACAGCCAACAGACTCAAAATACGGTATTGTTAATTTACCTTCCAATTTATATAGATTAGATAGAATAGTTGCTAATTTTAATAAACCAAATGAAACTGAAATGCAGCCGGTCACTTTTAGTGAGCTATTTAATTTAAACTCTTCACTACTAACAACTCCTACTGAAGATTTTCCAATATTCGCCTTTGAGTCAAACTCAGGCAACCCCACAAACTTTACAAAAATTGCAGTTTTGCCTAAATCGCTGGCAGCTGCTGCTGTTAATTTTAAAATATTTTATTTTGTAAATCCGCCAAATATAGTTTGGGATTTTACAATAGGGGGTGATGGAGAATATTTACATTCCTCTACTACATCAACTCAGTTTACTCTTGTTAATAGCGAGTTTACAGCTGTAGTTTTAAAAGTTCTTTTATACGCTGGAGTTGTAATAAGAGATCCACAAATAGTTCAAACAGCAGCTTCAAAAGTACAAAAAGAAGAAATACAAGAAAAAAGTTAATATATGGCAGCACCAAATGGCGGTTTAATAACCGAAACTAATGAGCAATATTACGCCGGCGAGCAAATAGTACATTTGCCTAATGCTGCAGATACAATTGTTTTTACTTTTGAGACTGAATTAAAATTATATAGTCCATCGTCAGCTTCTACAACTGATCCTAATTTTTCTCAAAATAATTTTACAATAAACTTCAATACTGGTGGCCCTGGGGCAGGGTTTAATATCCCTGTAACAAATTATACATTAGCTAATAATACTTTTACAAGAAGTGGACCTTTTGCAGCTGGATATTATCAAGTTCTTTTAAAAGAAAAAAATTACGGAAGTTACTCTTATGTTTCTATGAAAAATATAGTAAATAATTTTATAATTAGCTATGTAGGAAACGGAAAGTTGTTACCTTCTTTAAAAAGAACAGATGTTGTTTTTCATGCTAAGCGCGCTATGCAGGAGTTTAGCTACGATATATTAAAAAGTATTAAACAGCAAGAGCTTACTATACCTAATAATTTAACTGTTCCAATTCCGCAAGATTACGTTAATTATGTTAAGGCATCATGGATAGATGACCTTGGTGTTAAGCATATTATATTACCAACTAGATTAACAAGTAACCCTACAGAAATTCCTGTTCAAGATGCATCTGGTGTACCTACTCAAGATTCTTATGGTAATAACATAGAAGCTAACTCTACAACTGAGTCTAGATGGGAAGCTGCTGATATGAAAAAAATTACCGGTGGTTACGATGAAAGATTTGAAAATGCCAGTATTGATAATTTTACTTATCATAAAATGGGCACCGGTGAAAGATACGGATTAAATCCAGAAACCACGCAAATTAACGGATTTTTTACAATAAATCAAAGAGAGGGTACATTTTCTTTTTCAAGCGACTTAGTAGATAAAATAATAATATTAGAATATATATCTGATGGGCTAGCTTATACTGAAGATACAAGAGTGCCTAAACTTGCTGAAGAAGCTTTTTATTCATACATTGCTAACGCTGTATTTTCAACAAGATCTAATATACCTGAATACGTTGTACAAAGATTTAAAAAAGAAAAGCGCGCAAAAATGCGGAATGCAAAGCTGCGATTATCAAATATTAAACTTGAGGAAATTTCACAAGTATTTAGAAATAAATCTAAAATAATTAAACACTAATGCCTGAAGTTAAAAACGCCTTCATAAAGTCGAAGATGAATAAAGACCTAGATGCGCGATTAATGCCGTCTGGAGAATATAGAGACGCTGTAAATATAAGCATAAGTAAATCTGAAGGAGCTGATGTTGGGGCTGTAGAAAACATTCTTGGCACAGAAGAAATAGCAAATTTAATTACCGCCTCTGGCGTTAACCCCAACTCCGGATTAGATATTATAGGCTATTGTCTTAATGAAGCTGCTAATAAAATATATATATTTTGTACAAATCAAAACATAAACGCAGGTGAAACAGGAAGCTTTCACGACGACAACTTTATATATGAATATGATTTTTCAGGAAATGGTCTTTTAACTAAATTAGTACAAGGCGCGTTTTTAGATTTTGATAAAGGTAGTCTTATAACTGCTGCTCACATTTTAGAAGACTTATTATTTTTTACAGACAACCGTAATCAGCCTAGAGTAATTAATATTGAAAAAGCAAAAAATTCTATTACGCATTATACAACAGAAGATAATATTTCTGTTGCTAAATTTGCGCCATATGAAGCTATTAGCTTTTATAATGATAGTACATTTACATATACAGGGGCTAACACTACAAATGCGAATACTTTTAATATGTCCGCTAGTCTTAATATTAAAACAGGCGATATAGTATTAGACGACGGAGCGTTTATTGGCAAAGTTAGAAGTTATAATTCATCAACCAGCCCTTTTACTGTTACATTAGATAGAATCGCGTCAATTGCGCAAAACTCTGTTCTTACTTTTAAAAGAACATCAATGGTTAATAAGACGCAAGAGCATTTAGACGAGTTTAATAAAAGTTCAACTGGGAGTATTGATAATCCATATTATGATCCAAACTGGACAGGAGATTCTGATTTTTTAGAAGATAAATTTATAAGATTTAGTTATAGATTTAGATTTGAAAATAACGAATATTCTATATTAGCTCCATTTACTCAGCCAATATTTATTCCAAAGCAATTTGGATATTTTATGGGTGATGATGAAAACCAAACTTTTAAAACATCTGTAGTAAACTTTTTTGAAAATTTTGTACAAGAAGCTACTCTTAGAATTCCACTTCCTTCAAGAAATCCTGTAAGTGATTTTAAAATAAAAGAAATAGATATACTTTACAAAGAATCAGATGCTCTTACTGTAAAAGTAATGTCCACCATATCTTCTGCAACAATAACATCTGGTAAACAAATTGATGACAGAGGTTCGCATTATGAGTTTAATTACACATCGAAAAAACCATACAAAACTTTAGCAGAAAAAGAAATTGTAAGGGTTTTTGATAAAGTACCTGTAAAAGCTCAATCTCAAGAAATAATAAGTAATAGAGTTGTTTATGGAAATTATGTGGACAAAAAAAGTCCCCCTTCACAGTTACCAAATTATTTTGTAACGTCGGGAATAAAATTACCAACTAACAATTACGCTTCAGAGTACCCAACGCACACTTTAAAACAAAATAGAACATATCAAGTTGGAATTATTTTATCAGATAGATACGGAAGAAGTACATCTGTTTTATTATCAAAAATAGATGATAGCACTGGTGGAGCTGGTTCAACTATATTCCACCCTTACCAATCATCCACGTTAAATGTTGAAGATTGGAATGGAGACGCTATGTATTTTAATTTAGGAGAACCTATAAGCGAAGTTCCTAATGATTCTATATCTTATCCTGGGTTTTATGCTAATTCAAATGACGGAAGTAAAAGCTGGGACATAAACGGAAAAACAGTTTCTAAAACCACTTCTCCAACTTTTACATATACTATTAATGCAAACATTACATCTTCTGTTCAAGCTGGAGATTATTTAAGAGGTAAATATAATGATTATGTAAAAGTAATTGCGGCTATATTTAATTCTGGTAATACAATAGTCACAGTAGACGAAGAAGTTGCTGACGCATATGTGCAAGCTGATAGCAATAACACTACTTCAGATTTAAGATTTGCATATACATTAAATAAATTAGGTTGGTACTCATATAAAATTGTTGTTAAGCAACAAGAGCAAGAGTATTATAATGTATATTTGCCTTTAGTTATAAATGGAGCATACGGAGCTGCGTCTTCAGGTGGAGATATTGATTCTTTAGCACAAGCTGTGCTTATAAATGACAATATAAATAAAGTACCAAGAGATTTAGAAGAGGTTGGTCCTGATCAAAAACAATACGGTAGTAGCGTACGTTTATTTGGAAGAGTTGCACCTGCTAGAGCAAATATCGCAACTCAGAATGAACAATACTTTCCAAATATTAGTTCAGATCAAGTTTCTACAATTGCTAGTGCTACAGATTCAGGATATAATACTGGCAATGCTATTGCTGGAATGTATAAAGCCGAATCAAATCCCTTAATAGCAACTATATCTTCTTTAGCAGAATCAGGTACATCTCAATCTTTTGGGAGACTACCAAACATCGGTAATGCTCCGCCTCAAAATTTATGCATATACGAAACAAATCCAACTATATCGCTACTAGATATATATTATGAAACATCTACGTCAGGGTTATTGAGCGATTTGAATCAAAATGCAAGAAACTTATTTTTAGGTATAACAGGTGTTGATCCTATTACTTATACTTTTTCATTTAATGAAAACCAAGCAGCAAGTTCAGGCTCTCCGGTTAATATAACTCCTGCTACTGGATTTCTTTTAAGGAACGCAGCAGGTCCTGTAGTATCAAGTAGCCCTAACAACCCTACGGTAACAGCAACTTTAGTTAGTGTTGAAGATGGGGATGGCAATACATTGCCTGCTACAGCTTTTGACTTAGTTGCTGGAACTCAAAATCCACAACATTCATTTACATTGCGAGCAAAAGAATCGCGTACTTTTTTACAAGACGTAAATAGTAGAACATTTACTTTTACATACAATGTTACTTATAACGATAGCACTCTTTCCTCTGCTGTATCAAGTACTATAACCTCTACAGGAGTTTTAAGTAACGCTACACCTGCTCTTACCGCTGCTACAGTTGCTACTACAAGCAATCAATCTGCCACGAGTATACTTAATTTATCTGATTTTGTAAATAATGGTACAGCCAAAGCAGGTGAAACAAAATTACAGCTTATTTATAATGAGATTAGTGAAGTTGATACTATTACCTCTGCAGCAACAACCCATTTAAGTGTTAATCCAACAACTGGTGAAGTTACAAAAAACGGCATAGTTCCTGCTGAATTAACGCTAATAACAACAGCAACTGACGCTAATGGTATTGGAAATACTTCTCCTCAGCAAACTCATAACATATCATTTGGGACTCCTCCTAATAATTTAGGTTCTTCTTTTACTTTTCAAAGTTCATCTGGGTTTTGTGATAATACTCAATCAAGATTTTTTGCTTTATATATATCGTCCCCTATTGGAAGCGGTGGTAATCCAGCTGTATTACCTACCAACACAATTCAAGGCACTGCATTTCCTAGCGCTATTGTTGCTTCCAACCCATCTAATACAAATTGTTTTAGAATTCCATACAGCGGTGCCGGTTTAACTAGGGGGCATGTAAGATTTACACTTGCGCTAAATTCGCCTTCTAGCTCCTGCAATAGTTCTATAGGGCAAATGCAATTAAGATGCTGGGTACAATATAGATCTGGAAACTCGGGCAACTTTACTACTGCCACTGCAATTAGCGGCGGAGACCTTAATGGCACAGGTAACGGTTCGATTAATTTAATATTAGGAAGCGGGACAACAAGTGTATTTAGAGATTATGCTGCTCTAGGAGAATATAGGGTATTAATTGAATACAAAGGAGCACAATGTCAGTGTAATACTAATAATTTTACACTTACTATATCAGATCCAAATCCGCTACCTTAAAATTTTTAAAAAACACGTAATAATAAACAATGAGTATTGAAATAGGTTATTTTAATTCTTACATCGCAAGAAGGCTCTATTATTCAAGTGCAAATTCTTTTCCAAACTGGCTAAGAACAGGTAGTCCTGTTACAACGACAGATAGATGGTTTGTAGAAGAAGCTAGAATTAGGGGAGGGTTTAATAATACCAAAACAGATTACGGCGTTAAAGCTTACATAGTAGAGGATGAGCCCTCGTCTCAAGTATTGTCTAATGGGTTAATTTATTCAGGAATATTTAATTCAAGAACAGGTTTTAATGAAACAAATGTATTTTCAGTAGGCGAAAGTATAACAAAAAGCGTAGATCCTAGGTACGGCAGTATTCAAAAGCTATATGCAGAAGATACTAATTTAACTATATTTCAAGAAAAAAAGGTAAGCAGAGCTTTAATAGATAAAGATGCAATATATTCAGCAGAAGGAGGTGGAACAGTTACTTCAACTAATTTAGTAATTGGCCAAATAGTACCATATGCTGGAGAATTTGGAATTAGTAAAGATCCAGAAAGTTTCGCAGTGTATGGCTATCAAAAGTATTTTACTGATAGAAAAAGAAATGCTGTATTAAGATTATCAAGAGATGGTATTACTGAAATTTCTAATTATGGTATGAAAGATTACTTTAGAGATGAATTTAATACTCTCCCACCAACTGGAAAAATTAAAGGGGGCTATGATGTGCATAATAAAACATATGTGCTTTCATTGCAAAACACACCTACGTGGAATACACCTATTAATTTATCATCGGGCGCAAACAATACTCCGTATTTAACATCTTTTAAAACATTATATTATGACGAATCTGTTAAAGGTTGGCCAAGTTTTGCTACTTATAAACCTACACTAACAGGTAGTATTGGAAATGTATTTTTTAGCTTTAATAAAGGAGCTTTATACAAGCATTACCAATCAACAACAAGCGCGGGAGCTACTATAGATAGAAACAAATTTTATGGTTTATTCCAGCCTTCGAGTATAACATTCACATTTAATCCAAAAATTAGTGCTCAAAAGGTATTTAAAACTATAAACTACGAAGGATCTAGCAATTGGGAAGTAGAGTCTTTATCAACACAAGATACCGGTGAAGGTTTTTTAGAACAAGAATTTGATGTAGCAAAACCTATAAAAAGCTTATCAGAAGGATTATATTACTTACAAAAAATATTTGCATTTTCCTCATTTGGGGGTACTAGTTATGTTGCTGGATCAACTATATATGAAACTTCAGGAGGTTCAGGAAGTGGTGCAAAATTTCAGGTTGCTAGTATTGGCTCCGGAGGCTCTCTTAATAGCCTTACTTTGGTAGATGGAGGCACAGGATATAAAATGGGTGACCAATTAAAGTTATTAGCCGGAGATTTTCAAGGAGGTATTTCTGCAATGGGAGTTAATGATAATACTAAATACCCAAAATACGCAGGGTTTAATAAAAAAGAAAATAAATATTTTGCAAATATTGTAAATAATAGTACTGTAAGAGCAGGTGAAGTTGTTTTTGGTAAACAAGTAACAGGGATTAAAGGATTTTTTGCTACATGCAAAATAAAAACCTCCTCTACAGCGGCTCAAGAATTGTTTGCTGTTTCTTCTGAATATGTAGAATCATCATATTAAATTAAATGGAATTAAAAACTAATAATGAAATAGATTACATTAAAAACATTCTATCTTCAGGTTTAATTGAAGGTAGCTTTGGGAATGGTAATGATATTTGCGAAACTTCAGAAGTACCTATAAAGCATTCATTTGCAGATCAAATTTATATCAGGCAAATGAATTTAAAAAAAGGGCATATAATTGTTGGCGCAGTGCATAATCATTTGCATGCATGGTTTTTACTAACTGGAAATGTTATAATAAATAATAACGGCAAAATCATAGAACATATTGCGCCTTGTTATACTGTATCAAAACCCGGATCACAAAGGCTAATATATGCTTTAGAAGATTCTATATTTGTGAATGTACATAAAAACCCAACAAATACCGAAAATATAAAAGAATTAGAAAAAGAAATAGTTTCTATAACAATAAAAGATTATAATAAAAAAAATAGCATATGAGTTTTTTAATAGCCGGGGGCGCTGCGGCAAGTCTCATTGGAGGTTTTATAGGAAGCAGCGGCGCTAAAAAAAGAAGAAGAGCAGCGGAAAAGAAACGCAGAGAAAAAGAAAAACAGCTTAATCATTTAGAAAAGACTAGGCAATCTGTTATAAATCCATACGAGGGCACAACAAGTGTAGCTGACATGGCTAAAGATTTATCTGGTCAAATGAGCAATCCTTTTGCAAATTTAGGTGTAGCTACAAAAGCAGCTGAAATACAAATAGAAGAAAGCGATATTGCTCTTGCTAACACATTAGACACTTTAAGAGCAACAGGTTCTGGAGCTGGAGGCGCCACTGCTCTTGCTAGAGCAGCTTTAAAATCTAAACAGGGTGTTGCTGCTAGCATTGAATCTCAAGAAGCTGCGAATGAAAAAGCGAGAGCTCAAGGCGAAGCAAATTTGCAATCACAAAAAATTGCAGAGCAACAAAGACTTCAAGGCATAGCAATATCAGAAGAGCAAAGAGTTCAGGCTGCTGATGCACAAGGCAAATCATTCGAATTTAATGCAAGAGAATCAAGACAAAATGCACAAATTAATAGAGTAGCTGGTCAATTAGCCAATGCTGAACAACAAAAAGCGCAAGCGCAGGCCGATTCGTCTGCTGCATGGGCAGGGGCTTTCAGCGGCGTTGGAAGTGCTTTAACAGCAGGTATAGGGGCATCGGGGGAGTAAGGGCATCGGGTAGTGTAAGACCTAAAATAAATACTGATTTAAATATAAAAGACGCGTTTGTTACTAATGCAAATGCGCATGATGAAGGTAGAGTATAATACTTAAAAAAAATAAATGGGAGCATACGAAAATCCACCACCAATACAGTTCCAAACTACAGGGGCGGGGCAAGCATGGGCTAATGCAGCTGCTGGTATTGGTAAAAATATCGGCAACGCTATAATAGAAAGAAGAAAGTATCTTGATGCAAAGCTAGAAAAAGAAAACAAAGAAATGCTTCAGCTTACTAGGCAAAGAAATGCTCTTACTGCTCAGGGCGCAGAAAAACTCAAGGCTAATCTTGAAAAAATGAAAGGATTAGACGAAGAGTTTAAGCAAGCATATATAAAAGAATTTAATCAAGGGTGGCAAGTTTATACAAGAGCTCAAACATCTACTGATTTAAACGAAATAGAAAGTTTACAGCCGCAGCTAAAAAGATTTAATCATTTTAAAGCTGTAAGCGGTGATCAAATACAAAACGCTAATGATTACTCAATTAAAATGGCTACATTTATTGATCAAATTCAAACTGACGGACCAGGCGTTCCAAATACGGTAGATTTGTATTATGCGGGTAATAATAATTTAATGAAAGCTGCTAATATTGAAACCGGCGGAATTACAGAAGGCGAAAGCAGAGAAGTTATTATAAATGATAAAGGCGATTCTGTAATGCGTTATACGTTTGTAAATGAAGATGGAAAATCAGAAACTTTTGATTTAAACACAGCAGAGCTGGATTTAGACAATGTGCTTCAGGTGCCCGACTACAATAGTAAGGTTGATGGTACTATAGCAAATACAGGTATATTTAATGAAGACGGATCAATAAACCCTTCATATGCGCCTTTAGATGAAAACGGTCAACCTGAATTAGAAATAAAAACTGAGATAGTTGATGGTAAAAAAATAACTACTCAAAACCAGGTTGTAAATACAGAGGGCATAATACAACAATATACGGATGCTGGGATGAATGCCATGCAAGATATGACGCATGCTCAAAAAGTATCTATATGGAAAAATACTATCGCTCCAGCATTAAAAGATTACGAACCTGAAGATTTAGCATATGATTCTGAAAATGGCGCGTTTACTACCGAACAGCAAAAAATTTTTGATGCTGGTGTAGGTTCATATCTTGGCGATATGGCTAGAATGAAAGTTGAAGCTGCAACAAAAGATAGCTATAAAAGAGTTATGACTGAAGCACCTAGAGAAACTGAAGTTAAGACACCAGATACATTTGCAGGTGAAATTTTTACAGATATACAAAAAAATCCAGCTACCGCTTATACATCTGTAACAGGCAAAGAAGCATCGTATGACCCTGCTACTAATAAAATGACAACAGTAGAATATGAATATGATAAAGATACGAATACCAATGTGCCTAGAACCGTTGTGTATGATTTAAATAACGAAGGCATGCTTACATATTTATATAATGCAATATTAGAATCTACTCCTGGTTATTTAGGTGGTCAATCAGGCGCTAGACAGTCACAAGAAATGCAAAAGCTTGTTAAAAAGCTTTTAAAAGAAAGGCAGGAATCTTCTGATATTGATGAAACATCATACATGCCTAACTTAGACGATCCTAAGGTTAGACAAGCGGAAATTGACAGGCTAAAAGGCCGAAGATAATAAGACAAATATTTAATAATGATTGAAATATATATTGTAGACGGTAAAAAATATAAAGTTCACCCGTCTTTTAAGGATGAATTTCTTTCCAAATTTCCTAGCGCTCAACTAGTATCTGATGAGCCGGGAAATATATCTCCCACAGCACCGGGTGCGGTTGTGGAGGAAACTGCAGCACCCGAGCCCGTGAGTACGGACTTAGATTCGGAAAATACTTCATTGGATTTAACGCCGGGTAAACAATTAGCACAGCAAGACTTAGTTAAAAGACAAGCAACGGGTAAAGTATTAACAGGCTTAACCGGGGGATTGTTACCTATAGGTGAATCAGGAGTTTCAAAACTTGCTGGTATTACAAAGTTTTTTACAGAAAACGTGCCTGGTCTTATAGATGGTCTTGAAAGATATACCGCCGGGCTAGATTTACCTAATGCTGCTCGTCTTATTGGCGGGTTGGCTCAAAAAGATCCTAAAAAATTAATTGAGTTTCAAGAGCAATTTAGTAAAGCAGGCGAAGGAATAGACTTTACTCCAATGTACGAGCTAAGCGATAAACTTAGTGAACTTCAGCTAAAGTACTACGATGATGACGGTCAGCAATTAGAGTTTGACCAGCTTTTTTCTAAAGGTAGATATAGTGATGCTGCTAAACTTGCAGTGGATCAAGCCGTTGGGTCAGCTCCATCTCTTGCAATAACATATGCTTTTCCACTAATAGGCAGTGCCGCTTTAGGTATGTCAACTGCTGGAAATGAATTTGAAACAGCATTAAAAGAAAGACCTGACGCAACGCTTAGCGATATATATAAAGCTGCAACCTCCAAAGGCTTTGCTGAATTTGGAACTGAATGGGCTGGAGCTAAACTTTTTAGAGTTTTAAATGGCTTAGATAAAACAGGTGTTGGTAAAAAAGCTGTTAAAAAATTTACAGGTAATTATGTAAAAGAATTTTTAACAAAAGCCGGGTTTGGGTTTATGGGCGAGGGTTTTACAGAAGGAGCAACTGATTTTTTGCAACAAAAAACTGATCAGCTAGTATACGGAGACGAAAAAGATCAAACTGATTTTTTTAGAGGGTTTATAAATAGTTTTGTTGTAGGCGGTTTATTAGGTGGAGGTGTATCTGGAGCTACAGGTACTGCTCAAATGGCTAAAACAAAACAAGAAAAAGATGCAATATATCAATATATAGCTCCTAATAAAGCTAAGCAAGAAATAGCAAATCTTAATATAAATCTTGCTAACGCTAAGCAAACGCTTGAAAACTTACCAGACGGGCCTAAAAAAGAAGCTCAGCAAATACTTGTAGATAATCTTCAGCAAGATGTTTCAAACAAAAAGAAGATTATAAACGATAAGTTTGATTCTTTAAGTAAGCAAGAACTTCGTAATTATGCTGATAACCTAAATACTATTGATAATAATATTAGCATTGTAAATGACGGAAGGTATAGTGAAGACCAACAACAAAAAGCGAGACAAAATGTATTAGACGCTTTTAAAGCAAATGAAGATATAATAGGTGATACAGATTTTTACGATCCTATTGTTGAAAATACAATTAAAGAAATTTTAGACGCTAGTTCTTTAATTGAAGAAAGATTTGAAAGAGCTAAAGGTATTTTGCCAGAAGATGTTGATATCCAAAAAATAACAACTGAGCAAGCGGAGAAAATAGAAGGCATGGATCCTAGGGCTGACGCTATGTTTTTAAAAGAAGGCGGGCCAGACGGGAAAGATATAATTTATATTAATACGGAAGTTGCTGTTGGCACAAAACAAACTAATGTTATAGGGCACGAATTATTGCACTATTTAATGTCTAGAGCTTTTAAAACAGACAATGCTTCAATGGAGCCTCTTGTTAATGATTTTAAAGATTATTTAGAAAAAAATCACCCTAAAATATATAAATCTGTTCAAGAACGTATTAATGAATTTTATACTGATAAAAAAACAGGTGAAATAGGAGAAGGTAATTTAGAAGAATATATAAATGTTTTTTCAGATTTAGTTAACAAAAAGAAAATATCCGTAAACGAAAACTTAATTACTAAAGCAAAAAATTCACTTAAAAGGTTTTATAATGGATTAGGTTTCGGTAATATTGAGTTAAACACGGGAGAAGACGTATTTAACTTTATTAGAAATTATAATAAAAATATAAATTCTAAAAATAAAATACTACAAAGAAGAGGTTTGCTTGTTAATTTAAAAAGTAAAGTATTAAAAGATGCAGACCCTGTTCAAGTTTCTAAATTTAGTAAAGAGGCTGAAAAAATATTCAAAGACGCAAAGCCTATATTTGCAAGTGACCTATCGCCATTTGATCAATATGACTTTGTACAAGTTGCTGCAAACTCAATGTTTCCAGATGTTGCAAATCAAGATAAAGTAAAATCAGGTCAGTTTAGTACATATGAAGCATTATCTGCAGATCAAAAGCTAGAGCTAATCGAAGACTTGCTTGACAAAGGCGGATTAAAACCTAAGTTTAGTAGAAGCGTATCGCCTGATAAAAAAGACCTCAAAGGTATATTTGATAAGTTTGTACAAACACCGGAAGGTAAAACAAAATACAAAACTTTAGATGCTTTTAAGCAATCTGAAGATTATTTTGATGCATATAATGAAGTTGCAGAGGGTGATGCCATAGGTAAGTATGTAAGAGGTCTTGTCAATGCTGATAAAAATCTTGGCTCACTTGATGAAAATATAAAAAGTGAAGTTATAAGTAATGTTAGAGAAGTTATAACTGAAAGATTTTTAAAGAACTTTGATCCAGCTAAAAACGAAAGTTTATTTGGTTATTTGTTTGGAGCAAAACCTATAGTTGACTTTGCGCTTCGTGATGTTAAAAAGAAATATGCTCAACAAGTTAAAACTGTATCTACAGATGTTGAAACAGAAGGCAGAGGGTTTGAAGCAGTGGACACAGAGTCTGCACAAATAGAAGAAATTGTAGACAGAAGTTTAACAGAAGAGCAACAAACTTTTGAATCACAGCTAAAGTCTACGCTTACTGTTGGCGGACAACCGTTTATTACGCCTGAGCTTGCGCAAGAAATTAGAACAGCGGCTTATGAAACTTTTGAAGGCAATTTACCGCCTATAGACAGTCGTGACTTTAGAAAGTTTGTTACTGATTCATACAAGAAAAAGCTTATGCCTATAATTAAAAAGGCATTAGGTAATAAAAAGAAGTTAGCGGATTTTGTTATAGAAAATAAACAGGACTTATTAGAAGGCTTACCTATTTCTTATTGGGTACAGATTGAAAGGTTGTTACCTGATACACGAAAGATTTTTACTAAGTATGTTAAAAGGCTAACTACACAAGCAGAAATAGATAAGTATACTGCTCTTGGTAGAGTATATACAGAGAATGACGCTGATGGCCCTGAGCTTTATCAGTTATTAAATCCTACTGATGCACAGATACAGGCGTTTTTTACTGGCCCCGTGGGTGATCAGTCAATGCCAGATATTCTTGGCTACACTGTTTCGCCTTCTACACTTGCTGCTAGAAAGTCAGAGTTGGGTGCTAATATAGGATTACAAACAGCGTCGGACGCAACACCTGGTGTAATTCAAACAAAACCTTATACAGAACAAGAGGCTGCTAAAATAGCTTTAAAAGTAAATAGAGATTTACGACAAAAGTTTTCAATAACTGGCAAAGGTATAAAAATTAAACAAGTAAATACTGAAAAACTTGTTAATTTAATAAAAGATGGCCAATCGCCTTTAAAAATTGCTAGTGAGTTAGACGTGCCTGAAAATTATGTAATAGGTATAATTGACAGATTGAAAAGTGAGTTTCCCCCTAATAGGACTAAGCAATACGGACAATCTCAAATAGATTATATAAATAATAATCAATTTAACGAAATATCTGTAATAGATGGTATTGCTACTGTTTCTGGCGGATTAACATTAAATTTAATAAATGAAGACGGGAGTTTAACACCTAACGGTGAAAGATACGCTGAGCAACAAATTAGTTTTGCATTAGATTATATACAAAATGCGGAAGAAGGCGAACGGTTCCAAAGATTTATAGATTTTATTAGATTTGAGGGCAGAAATATACGGCAAGGCTCTATGTATTTTACAACCAATCAGCAGGCTTGGGACAATGTGTATAGCAAAGTTATAGAACAAATGCCCGAAGAATCTAAAGAGCTTTTTCAAAACTTTAGAATACAAAACGGAAGAATATATATTGGCAATGGCCAGATAACAGCTATAAAAGACCCTACTAATAAAAAATTTAGAATGGGTGTTGAAACATTTAAACCAGAATTTGATATTCAATCTAAAAAAGCACTGGATTATTTTAAATCTAGAATTGATTATCTTAAAAGCAAGGGTGATATTGATATTGCAAGAACATATCTACAATTAGAAACCGGGGATATGCGAACTGCTTTGAAATTATTAGGTACTGTTTCTTATATTGAAAAAGGTAACTTTGATAATTTAGTGTACGAGCACATGACGCCATCCTCTTTGCTGGCTCGTATGGCTATGTCATATTTAATTAGTGATAAATTAATAAGCAGAGATTTACTTTTTGAAAAGCTAGATAACAGTAAGGTAGCATTAGTTTCAAAGAAAACAGATAATGAGCTAACCACTTTAGGTTACAAACAAGTTGGCAGCGAGCAAACTAGATATGATAAGACAGGTATAAAAGAAAGGTTAACACCGTTAGAACCAAACGAAATAACGCGAAAGCTTAGTAAAAGCGCAGCCCCTGAGTTTAATAAAATGATTGCACGGGCAACTGGATTTGGCACACGCGAGCAAATATCCGACAAGGTTGCCACAATGCTTGGTAAAAACAAAGGGCGATTTAGATTTTTTATACCACCTTCAGCCGATGACTTTGCGGGTCTTATGTACTATATGATTGGAAAAGGCAAGCAGGGTAATAATGATTTAAAGTTTTTAAAAGAAAACTTATTTGATCCATTTGGTAAAGCAATAAGAAAGTTTGACGCAGCAAAACAAAAACGCTTAGCGGACTTTAGAGAACTTAAAAAGTTAATACGTAGAACACCTAGCCGTCTTTCAAAGAAAAACGAAACAGGATTTACGAACGAGGATTCGGTAAGAATATACATATGGAATAGCTTAGGCTATACTATTCCTGGATTGCAAAAGAAAGATATTGCATCTCATGTAAAACTTGTTAAAGGTAATGAAGATTTATTAGCATTTGCTCAAAATGTACAAGGTATATCTATTATGGGCTATCCTGAACCTGATAATGGTTGGGATGCCGGCTCAATGACTACCGATCTTTTAACATACGTAAACAAAACCGAAAGATCTGAATACTTAAAACCGTGGCAGGCAGCTAAAGACGCTTTCTTTACTGACAAAACAATGAATAAGCTAAAGGCTGCATTTGGGGAAAGTTATACTGAAGCATTAGAAGATATTCTTTATAGAATGGAAACTGGCAGAAGAAGACCAGCTGGAGCGAATAAACTTACTAATTCTGTAATAAACTGGGTTAATGATTCTGTTGGTGCTATTATGTTCTTTAACTCTAGATCAGCATTGTTGCAGCAGTTATCAATGGTCAACTTTATAAACTTTAGCGATAATAATCCGCTGTCTGCTGGGGCTGCATTTGCAAACCAACCGCAGTTTTGGAAAGACTATGCGTTTTTATTTAACTCTGATTTTCTTAAACAAAGACGATCAGGATTAAAAACAGATGTAAATGCAGATGAAATTGCTAAAGCAGCGGAGTCAGGCACAAACCCTGTAAGATCTGTGATAGCATCAATACTTAAGAAAGGATTTTTACCAACACAGCTTGCTGACTCACATGCAATCGCTATAGGAGGGGCCTCATTTTATCGCAATAGATTAAAGCGGTATATAAAAGAAGGTATGACAGAACAAGAGGCAGCAGATAAAGCGTTTTTGGATTTTCAAGAAGTTGCTGAAGAAACGCAGCAATCGTCAAGGCCAGACCGTATTTCAATGCAACAAGCAAGCGGTTTAGGGCGCGTTATATTGGCTTTTGCTAACACACCTATGCAATACGCTCGCTTAAGCAAAAAAGCTGTCTTAGATTTAGCTAATCGTAGAGGCGATTGGAAAACAAACCTTAGCAAATTAATGTATTATAGTGTCGTACAAAACATTATATTTTCTAGTTTGCAATCCGCAATGTTTGCTTTAATGTTTACCGATGAAGAAGACGAAGAAACTGAAAAAAGATATTATAGAATTGCTAATAGTACCGTTGATTCTATACTCCGCGGTATTGGATTTGCAGGTGCGTCCGTGGCTGCGGGCAAGAATATGGTTCTTGAAGTAATAAGGCAATATAAAAGTGGCAGGCCAAATTATGAAAAGGTTGCTTTAGAAGCTTTAAGTTTATCGCCTCCGATTGATTCTAAGATAAGCAAGCTAGCTTCAGCTGGTAGATCATTTACATATCGACAGTCTCGCGAAAAAATGAGAACTGAAGGTATAAGTTTAGACAACCCCGCTTTTGAAGCAGTTGGCCAAATTATAGCAGCAACTACAAACTTACCAGCAGATAGAGTTGTTAGGAAGCTTGACAACCTTACAACACCTGTAAGGCAAGATGTTGAAACCTGGCAAGCAATATCACTTGCGTTAGGTTATAGTAAATGGGATGTAGGGCTTATTGAAAAAAGTGCTAAAAAACCCAAACCGCCAAAACCATTAACGCCTGCTGATGGATTTAAAAAAGGTCAAAGAAGTAAAAGATTTAAAAAAAGAGAATTATGAAATCAAACTCACCATTTGAAAAAAAAGATGCTTGCTATCGTAAAGTAAAAGCAAGATATAAAGTGTTTCCGTCTGCTTATGCAAGCGGAGCAATAGCTAAATGCCGTAAAGTTGGTGCTGCTAATTGGGGTACTAAAAGTAAAAAGTAATGAATTTAAGTGAATTTAATATAAATTCTTTTAAAAATAAAAAGCCTCCTGCTGATAATTCTTTAAAAACTTTTTCAGAAATACAAGAGTTAGACAAAATACCTATTAATAAAAGTTTTATTAAAAAAAATGATAATATAGTTAAAGAGTTTAATTCTATAGTAAAAGACGAAGGAATAAATGAGTTAGTAAGAAGCTCTCATGATTTAATATTAAATTTAAAAAAATATTTTAATAGACCCCGACCAAAAGAAGCGGCTAAAAATTTTGGGTTAAATTTAAAAAATGTTGAATTAAATTCAATGAAAACTCCTTCTTACCCCTCTGGGCATTCAGCTCAAGCGTATTTAATATCAGAGTATTTAAAAAATAAATATCCTGAAAAATCTAAAGAATTAAATAAAAAAGCAGAAGATATATCTTATAGTAGAAATGTAGCTAGAGCTCATTATAAGTCAGATTCTGATTTTGGAAAAGAATTAGGCTTAGCAATGTATAATTTTATAAATAATAAATAACTATGCCATATGTAAGTGACGCCCAAAGAAAAGCTGTATGGGCTAGTAAAAATGAACGCGGAGAAGGATCTGCAGTAAAAATGATGATGTCTCCTTTAAAAAAAGTACGTAAGACAGAAAAAGGCGCTTCACTTAAACGCTGGTTTAAAGAGGAATGGATTGATGTGCGCACAGGTAAACCATGCGGCCGCACCAAAGGCGACGGAAGGGGAGTGCCATATTGCAGACCTAAAAAACGTATATCAAGCAAAACCCCTAAGACAGCATCAGAAATGTCTTCAGCTGAAAAGAAAAAGAAAATATCAGAAAAGAAAAGGCTTGGACAACCAGCGGGCAAACCTCGCCGTGTTAAGTCTGTAAAAAGAAGAACATGATAAGTAACCATATTAGCTATAAAGAAGGAACACTTTCATACACTGCAAAAAGAAAAGGTATAAACAATATACCTAACGAATATGAAAAGACTAATATGCAGGTTATTGCAGAAAATATATTTGAACCGCTACGCAAATGGGTAGGTGGCCCCATAAAAATTAATTCATTTTTTCGTTCGATTGAGCTTAATAAAGCAATCGGAGGTAGTTCAAAATCACAACATTGTGAAGGCCGTGCAATTGATATTGATGACACATATGGTCACAAAACAAACGCGGAAATGTATAACTACATAAAAAACAATCTTGATTTTGATCAGCTCATATGGGAGTTTGGAACAGATAACAACCCTGATTGGGTACATGTTAGTTATGTATCTCCTGACTCTAATAGAAACAGATGCTTAAAAGCTTATAGAGATTCCAACAATAAAACAAAATACGAAGTAATATGAAAAAATTAATTCTGCTTATAGTAGTGCTACTGTCCTTTAATGTGCAATCGCAGTTTCTTAAAGGTTTATACGATGACTTTTTAAAATATGGTACCGTATATGCTGCAGGAAATGTGGGTAATGCTAAATTAGAGCAAACAAAGTATTTTGTTAGAACAGATCCTAACGATTTATATGGTATACCTCGTGTTGTAGATCAAACTACTTACCATCCGAATAACTATCGTATTGGCGTTGG